GCCTGTACAAACTTTTGCATACGGCGGTCGTGATTGCCCTCAAGGATAATAATCTTTGCATTAGGGGCAGCAGCCCGTTGTTCAGCGGCAAATAGGCTGCCACGATCAATTGCGTGCTGAGTAGTAAATGCAAAAGCAGCTTCCTGCTCATACTTACCCTGTGCTGGAAGGTCAATGTAATCCCCAAGATTAACTACTTGGTGCACACCACTCTCATGCTGTTCAGCATTAAGAATCTGAAGAGCTACACTCATGGCAGCTTCATCGTGGAAAGGATCTAGATCTTCACCTTCAAACTGGCGAAAGCCAATCTGTGGATCAGGCAAAATAACGGCAGTCTTCCAGCCACCTACTAGGGCAGGAGTCTTTTTAGGCTTAGCAGGTTGCTTGATTACTGTTGGCTTTGCTTGCTGTACTACTGGCCATTCTGGGCCATCGTAAGACATTTCTTTACGTAACTTGGCTAGTTCTGAGCCTAAGCTTGGCATGGGCACTCCTGATTACGATGCTTACGGAGTGCTTCTAAACTAAATGGAGCCCCCACAGATTTTAAAATATTAAGTAATTGTCTATTAGAAATAGAGTAATCTACTAGAGCTTCAGTAAAGCTTGAAGCGTCTTCTTCTGATAGTTTTACAGCCCATTGGGCAACTACGCAATGCTTACGTTCATTCTTCTTGCTATTTCTATATAATTTAAGTGCGGTTGACAGCACAGTGTACCTCCGATTGTTATCCCGATTAGTGTAGGTAGCCCCGAAGGGCTACCTCACATTATATATTCAGTTATTATTAAGTTATAACTTAAGCATATGACGAGTTCATACCGTCGTCAAATGAGTCGATGCTTCGGCTGCGAATGGTATTCGGAGGAAGGATCTTTCCGCTTGACTGTACAAACCCAGCTTCAGGTGCAGTAGGAATCACAGTGTTAGTAAACACAGTGTACTTTGCACCTAAGCGGTCTGCCCCTAGAAGAACGTTTGGTCGAGCAACTGGTGGCCTACCCATTGTAGGGTCACCAGCCTGAACGTTACCTCTCGGGCGTACCAATTGATTACCAGTATTGGCTGAAGAATACATAGTATTAGCTACAAAAGAAGTACCCATAGGTACTCTAGGAGCCCCAACCTGAGCCATTCCTGCTAATGCTGCATCAACAGTATCTGATGAATTAGCCACTTTTTACCTCATTCTAGAATAGAGAGTTGTACTGATATCTACAGTACGCTTTGAATATTAAATTATCAGGGTTAATTTGCAATAATTGTAAACACAATTGCTGAAATTTTGCCTTCTCTGGACTCAATATTGGTGAATCCTGGCTTGCAGACTAGGTCTAGCCCTCGTGGTGCTACATAGCCTCTAGCGATAGCAATTGCCTTTACAGCCTGATTGACTGCTGAAGCGCCTACCGCCCTGATCTTTACAGTGGGGTTCTCATATAGCGCATAGGCTATTGCAGAACCTACGGACTGAGCATTTGACCCAGCACTTACCCGTAGATATTTGTCGTCTTCTTGTTCGCTCACGATTATTATTCCTTAGTTTTCGATTTATAGAGCGCCCTCAAGAAAACCTTACCACTATTTGGCTGTTAACTTGTCGTAAACTTCTTTTTCGTACTCAAAGTCATGCTGGTTACGAACTATACGGGCTAGTCCATAAGAGTCCGCAGCGTTATCATCATTAAACTCTACGTTCCACTTTTTATACACCGCTAGTAAGATTTGATTTTTCTTAATACCTGTGCCTTTACCTGCAATATACTTTTTCAGGCTTGTAGGAGGAACAACTAGGGGAAGAGCTGCTGTTTTGTTATCAAATCGATAAGTATCAAACAGAGCTAGCCTAATCATTCCTCCGAGTTCTCCTGCCATGTTTGCCATTTGGCTCCCAAACGCGTACCCCTCAATAGCGACCGCCTCAACCACGTACCTATTAAGAAACCCAAGTAGAAACTCACGAGATTTATGCAAACGCTCAACGCCATCTCCTTCAATCTTTTTTACCTCCGTGTAGTAGTTTCCATCTTTGTCTATAGCAGTAATCGAAAACCCTGAGTATGATTGATCAACCCCAACCCATACTGGGCCTTTGAGGTTTGGTATCCCAAAAACTTTAATACTCATTCTTTCTCACACTCTTCACATTCAAAAAACTCAACGTCAACAAAGGAACCTGAACCCAAATTTGAGTACCACGCTACTGGTTTTGAGTCTTTTAGATTTTCTGTTACAACTGGCTCAATGTTCATCCCTGCTCACCGTCTAACTTCAATAGAGTATATTGCAAACTTTTAATGAGTTCTGATGCTGAAACTGCATCTTCAGTTTTGGCGTACTCTTTTAGTTCCATAATGTAGGCGCGGATAAATCGCCTTGCACCAGAGTTTGCCCCTACTAAGAATCCGTCTGCCCAATCGTCACTCACATGTGTAATGGGATTCATTCCTGCTCACCGTCTAACGCTTTGAGAATTTCTTTTATTGCGCTAAGTAGTGGAATCCAATTGCTGACTGTTTCATCCCTTAATGAATCTTCAACATCTATGTTCCAGCCACGAACCACCTCACGCACACGCTCGATAGTTTCAATAGATTTAGCAAACTGGCGCGAGGCCTCTCTAAGCCAATCAGTATCAATGCTCATTGCATCTACTCCACCCTCTTGGCACTCGCAATTGTAAGCATCTTCCTTAATGGATTTTACGAGTTCTTCACACCACTCTTTTGCGGTCATTGTTTTTTTCCTAACGCTTTAATTTCTTTTTTGATCTGTTTTTCGTAAGATTTTTCCCAGTTATCAAAGGTACGAAAATATTTAAATAGTTCCTTTAATGCTTCTGGTGTGTAGTCATCTTTATAAAGCTCTCCGCCACCATAGCACCCTACATGGTACTGAAGCATCCAGTCACCTTCATCACGCCAATCATAATGAAACTCAACGTGATTCCAAGAGCCACCACAGCATTCACAATCATCATCACTACCTAGTGAAAAGGAAAAGTCTTTATCTTCTTCATAGTCATCTTCTTCATAGTCCATTATTGTTCTCCGTTTAACGCTTTGGTTGCACATTCATTAGAACAATAATAGGTGCGCTGCCCGTCGTTCACCGTAAAAAAGATGCGCTCTGGTTTAGTCTGTTCATTACAATAACTGCAATTAGGTATCATTATTGTTCTCCATCTAACGCTTTAATTGTTGGGCAAGGGTACACAACGCCGCAGTAATCACAAATTTGACAGCACTCACCCTCCTCTGTGCATGGCACTTCTTCATGCAAGTCACGGACACGCTCGATGGCGGACAAGGCTTCGTCATGTTCCTTAAACATCCCAGTCAATGCATCTGTTTCTGGGTCTATGTTTTCCACGTTTCCACTCATTCCTGCTCACCGTCTAACGCATGCTCAACAAGCGTCACGGCATCTCCCCAACCCCACAAATACTCATCCGTCTGACGAGCAGGAGCAGAATTGACTACTTGGCGCACACGCTCAATGGCTTCTAAACTTTGTTCATGCCATCCATATGCGCAGCCACATTCTTGGCATGGAATGTCTACTGTGGTCTTGATAGATTGTGAAACGACTTCCATTTCCTGACCTTTGCCAAATGTTTGGAACCAACTCATCCCTGCTCACCGTCTAATGCTTTGATAGTTGGGCAGGGGTATGGCATAGGAGTTTCTTGATCTGGAGTGCTACACCCTAAGCAATACCGATAGTCAAACAAGTCTGCTGATTCATCAGAGCAAGGTATGTGCAACTCACGCATACGCTCAATACTTTTGGCTTGTTCTTTCACGGTCTTGGCGTTCTTCAGTGCGACTTTTATCCACACTTGAGTCCAAAAATTCACTTCTTCTCACCGTCTAACGCTTGGATAGTTGGGCAGGGGTATTCAACAGGAAACACTGAAACGCTAAAACCGTTTTCCCAACTTATATGGCAAGTTATGCAATTTCCGAATCCATTATCAAAATGCAACTTACGCACACGTTGAGCCAAATCTTCTGCGCCTTCTTTTCTAGCACGACCACAGCCTTTGCACCCACAGCGTTCTTCCCTGTCCCACGATGGAGATTGATCAGGACTGGCCATTATCTTTACTCCTTTGATACTCTGAAACTATTCTTATAGCTTCCTCATCGTTTGTCCACTCATCAATAAAGTCTTCCCCCGATGTTTGAAGACGTAAGCATGGACGACAAGGAACATGGCGCTTGTGATGAAGGCAGACTAGGTTGCCATCAAAAGTCATGCTACTTCTAACCTTTTACACTCTTTAAAAGGCAATTTACAATCTTCACATACTAGATCATCAATACTTACTGTTTTTGTACTGTTTTCTACATCAAGAGATTCAATTATAATAATTGAACTTAAAGCTCCTACAAGCCTACCAACATAGTTACCGTCTTTAGTAAGAATTTTATGGTCGCTAGTACCATTTTTAAAAAAGGAAGTAAACTCTGATGCACACCTTAAAGTACGCACTTGCTTTGGGTAAAATACTTCAAAATAAAAATTTGTCATGCTACTACCAACATCATCTTGTCTACTAGGTGCTTGAGATTTTCTAGATCCCCGTCATTCTTAATAAGAAAATCAAAGTTGTAGCCATCCAGGTCTACCTCAGACTTATGGTTATTGACTGGGCCTGTTCCTGGACGCTTTACGCGCCATAGTTGACCGCCTAGGTCGCGAATAGCATCTGCCTCATTCTTGTAGCGTACGTCAGTGATGATGTAATTCTTTGTGGGGTCTAGCTTATCTAGAGTCCTATCGACCCAAATGTTTTCCCCAAAGATTTCACGACCAGCTTCGGTTCCAATACGCTGTAGAAGCATACGAAGCTCTGGGCTTGTACGCTTTGCTTTTTCCCAACCTACAAGTCCTACAAAGTCTTTAACACGAACTCCTACACCAATTAATGGGTTAAGAGCTAAAAGAGCCTCTCGTAAGGTATCCGCAAAAGCGGCACGTTCAAATCCATAAGTAGCGGCAATCTTTGCTATTTCGTCCTTACCGGACTGTGCGTAGCCTGATATTCCAATAATCATTATTCATACTCCGGTTTCTTAGGTTTTTTAGTAGGCGCCTTCTTTGGTGGGGTTAAATTAGCGACATACTCAGCTGCTGTGCTGTGGTGTACATGATAGGTATTTGCACTACTAGTAGCAGTAGTAACCCTAGGGTTACTAAAAGACCCACCCATAGTTGTTCGTACGGTTGTTGTGCTATACGGATTTTTGTTTGATTCAGGAGTCCATTGTGGTTCCTTATTTGGGAAATTAGAATTGTACTCTAACCCGTGAAAAGCTTCTGTAATATCTTTTGGAATATCCCTAACAGCAAGAAGGACTAAATCCAAAAGCTGAACAATTTCTTTAGATGTGGCTAGCTCTTCAAGTATAGAAGCAGTTATTATTTTTACAATTTCAGGTAGTTCTTCGCCTACGGCTTCAGGATCTACGTAGTCTTGTATAACGTTAGTAACGTTCTTTAAAAAATCCTCTGATTCAGAAAGCTTTATAAGTGAATCTTGAAACTGAGTAGTTTCGCTTACTTCTTCATTTATTAATTTAAGTAGTTGGCTTAGACGCTTTATTATTTTTTCCGTTGCAGGGTAATAAGAGTTCAGTATTAACTCAGAGTCACGTTTTATTGGGCGCATTATGATGCATACCTCCGTGCACGAGACTTCACACCGCTGTCTGAAGTGCGTCGGGTTAGTTCACGAGATACTAGAGCTGAGTCTCTATCTACGTTTTGTACTAGAGTTTCAATTAGCTTGCGGTAAGCGTGCTTTGCTTCTAGGTCTTCATTAGCAGCAGCAACCCCTGGGTCAAGAGCAATGTTAGCTTTTGCGATAGCTACTCTATCTCCACTACCGCCCTTCCAGTTTGCAATCATTGCTTTAGCTTCTAGAACGGATACAGTACGACCTGCTTCACGTTCATCAATAGAGGCCACAGCAAACTGTGAAGATAAGTAATCACTCCAGCTAGTTAGGCATACAAATAGCTCCATGAGAGCCTCATCGCCTAGATCTGTAATGTCCCTAGGTAGATTTGGAATTTCATAGACGGGCTTGTTTGGAAAGTAAAAGCCGTTTTCTTCAAAGATCTTCATTGCTTGTGTGCTTTGTCCCATTAGTTATTCTCCCTAAATGATGCGCAACGTGGGCATCCCTTTACTGGATCAATATTACAGGCAGGAGGTACGTTGTTGTCAACTGCCCATGATACGTCCATTGCGTTTTCAAAAATATCGTTTATGTATTCTGGGTCGTACATTACTTCAAACTCTTTGTAGTCTTGGTTAGACTTTAGTTCGTAGATAAAGACAATAGACTTTGGCGCAGATTCAATCAGGCCTTCCTGTTCTTGCAGGTGGCAGAGGTGCAAGTACATCTGGCCTTGAAGTATGTGGGTTCTAAACGGTTGACGAATAGACTTCCAAGCAGTCTCTAGATCCCCATCAGCTTTGATTAACAGGCTTGGGGCTTCAAAGCGTAGTGTCCCTGCGCCAATTGACTTAATCTCAATTAGGTAATCTTCGCCTAAGCCTTTAACCCAGCCATCAGAGTGCCCAGCAATTTTATACTTGTCAGATACTAAGGGAACTTCCATGTATTCTAAATCACCATGGCAGGAATGATTATCAATAAGGTCTTGATATATTCCCCATTCTTTATCATTACAGCCATTGCAATGCCATACGCCATAAAGATTACCCATGTCCCTAATCCATGACTGCCACTTGTGGTGGATAGTGTGGCCCTCATCAAAAATGGACTGCAGGCGTAGGGTTGGCTTTTCTGATGTAGGAACGTAGTTACCCTGCAAAGCATGATAAGCATGCAATGCGCACCACTCCGGTTTAACTAGATCACTTGGATGCAAAATATCCTGACGCCTTGGCTCAGGCTCCCTAGCTAGTAAATAACGCTCTAGCTGACCAGTTAAGCGTGTTACACGCTTATTAGCTGCAAGAAATGCTTTCAAGTCTTTATTGTTAATCGTTTGTGGCTTAGGTGACATTTTATTCCAACCATTCTTCCAAGGATTTATCGGCTTTTGTATATTTACGTACCATAGCATTTCTTTCACGATGGGACAACCCACCCCAAATTCCGTGCTGTTCGTTTGAGTTTATTGCATAAGTCAAACATTCATTCTTAACTGGGCAAGGGGGTAAACCATCCTTACCATTGCATACTGCCTTTGCTTTGTCGGCAATATCTGCATACTTTTCTTTATCCCTTGGTGGGAAAAAGATTTCAGTATCTACCCCTCTGCACTTGGCTCTGTATCTCCAGGCCCAGGGGGAATCGTCTTCGTGCATTGACATTCGGGTTCGCTCCGTACTTTATCTCTGAGTTCGATGAAATCATCCTCAAGAAGTAATACGTAATTTTCCCCGTCTAAATGCACCCCTAATACAGGGGTTCGCCCTTCAAGGATAGCCTCTAAAGTGATTTTACGCAAAACGTCAGACTTTAATGAGAATGACTTTTTGCCTGTCCACTTATGTTCTATCAATAGTTCGTCTGCCCTTACGTCTCCTTTACGAGACCAGAAGGCCCCGGAGGCAGCAGAACGCTGTCCTCCGAGGGCTTTCTCTAAGCGTTTTTCATGCTTAAGGGATTGCTTTTGACCTTCGCTCTTCATTACTTTCCCCAGTAACTAAAGGCTACCCAGTACATTAACAGTACGCCTATGAGTAGTATCTTCACTCTGGATCACCGTTTAATGCCTTAGTAGTATTGCATGGCCAAGCCTGACCGCACTCAGTACAAGCAACCTTGCCGTAAATGTGAGTCATCTTTCTATGAAGCCCACGAATGCGTGCTGTAGCTATACTTAAAACAGATACTTCATCATTAAGTGTTTTTACAAAACCATCTATACTCATTATTCTTCCTCTTCTATCTTGATAAGTGGAGAGGTCTTCAAGGTGTCCATAACTGCATTAGTTAGTTCTTCCTTGAGATCAATCTCTTCCCGAATAGATTCAAGCAGGGATTGAGCACCCTGCCACTTACGATCACCGTAGTAGAACCATCCACCACGACGTTCAACAATACCGTTAATAATTGAAAGCGCAACTATTTCCTTGCCAGTGTCATACTGACCTGCAGAAATAGGACCACCGTTTGCAAACCAAAAGTCTAGGTGAGCAGTCTGCTGAGGTGGGTAAGTCTTATTCTTAATAGTACGAACTTTGATAGTTTGGCCTAGACGACGCTTAGCTTCGCCAGTACCTACTTCTAGCCAGTCGTCACGACGTACTTCACAGCGAATAGCCATAGCGTAGTCCTTGCCTAGACCGCCTGGTGTGGTACGTGGATCGCCGTGCATGACGCCAATCTTCATGCGGAACTGGTTGATAATTAGGCAGGTTACTCCACGCTCTTCACCATTAAGTGCACGCTTGGTAGCCTTGCCAACCTTACGAAAGAACTTGTTAGTCATAAGAGCGCCACGACCTACCGTAGCTTCATCCATATGCTTTTCGTCTTCAGTGCTTGGGACTAAGGCAGGAAGTGAATCGATAACCAAAAGGTCAATAGCTTTAGACTCGCAGAAAGCAATAGCAGCTTCATACGCATCCTCCATAATGTTAGTTTCAACTAACAAAACTCTATCGGTATCTATACCACAGGAACGGGCATACTCAACGTCAAAAGGCTCTGCAGCAATCCATACGGCTACAAAGTTAGGATCACGCTGCTGGTTAGCTGCTACTGTCTTTAGAGCAATTGCAGTCTTGCCGTGTGAAGCTTCTCCAATAATCTCAGTCCACTGGTTTACAGGCCAGCCTCCACCAAGAATTACATCAAGGGTCAAAGACCCTGTAGTAATGCGCTGAACTGACTGAGCAGTACTAGCAAGTACTACGGTCTGTTCACCCATCTTCTTATTTAATTGTGCTACTACTTTTAAAAGTTCTGCGTTCATTACAATTTCTCCCCAATAGCCCAGCTAAAGCCGGATCCGTTACTTACTTGTTTTGCGGGTGTTGAAGGGCCTGAACTACTTGAAGGCATTCCACCACCACTACCTGATTGTACCAGAGGATAACCACAGTCATAACACCTCATACGCTGTGAGCCAGCTTCTGGGGTTGAAAAGTAATTACTAGAATTACACCCAGGACACTTAGAGCTATGAGCAGTTGAGGCTGGTTGTCGACCTTGAGTATCCTCAACGTTGTCATACTCTAGAGGAGCACGAGTTACTGTGCCCTCAGGTACGCTACGTACATTAGGAATACGAGGATCTTGAAAAGTTCTAGGCTGTGGTTCGTTACCTAGCTTCTTACTCCACCAATCATTAGACATGGTTAGCCATCCTTACTTAATTTTGTGAACTTCTTTGGTTTCATTTTTAATTAGATCAAAAGACATAAGAGACGTCAGGCAAGATATAGCCGTTGAGATAGCCACATTCTTAAATAAGTGGTACAAAACCTCGGCAGTCATATCGGCATCGCTATCTTCTTCTTCACCGTCATGCTCAATATATGCAGACTTTACATCGGTAATTGAAAATGCCTTGGCATTTATTTCTGCGCAAATAACGGCGTGAGCTTCTAGAATAGGGAGGAGCTCTTTAATCTTTTCTAAGCGCTCCATGCTTGCATCAATTTCCATCTCCGATACTTCTTCCGACAACGGATTTAGCCCCATAGCAGCTGCAATGGTTTCTGGGCTGTCTACGCCAGAATCGTAAATAATATTTCTAATTAATGTTGTTGGAGGTAAGTGAACTAACGTTACCTTCTTCTTTGAACGACGTCTAAAGATACTCACTTTGCGTCACCCCACCTATCTACTATTTTTACATCGGCTAGTAATGGAACACTTAATACGTGAATGCCTTCCATAGCATTACGAATACAGTTGGCAGTTTCTTCTGCAAGCTCCTTAGGAGCAATAGTAACCAATTCATCGTGAACAGTCAAAATTAGATTTGCTTGTTCTGGCACCATGTGATGAGCCCTAACCATGGCTACTTTGATAAGGTCTGCTGCTGATCCTTGGATAACTGTGTTAAATGCTTGGCGCTCTGCACGAGCACGTTGCCACAGTTCTTTTGCCCTAAGATCGGGCAGGTAACGCCTACGCTTCAAGATAGTAGTCGCATAAGGAATTGGAGTCCGGTTACGGCTCTCGGCAATAACTGTCTTTCGATATCTATCAATAGACGCAAACTTACGGGCAAACCCAGTAAGCAAGTCTTGAGCCTCTTTGACAGAGCATCCAATCTGTTCAGCGATCTTTTCAGGACCTACGCCGTAAGCCATGGCAAGTACAAGAACCTTACCGGCTTTACGATTTACGCCCATAGTGTCACCTACAGTCGTGTAGATATCCCCACCCTCAAGGTAGGAACTACGCATAATACGGTCCTGAGAGAACGAAGCAATAATGCGAGGCTCAATCTGAGAGTAGTCAGCCACAATCATAGAGTGATCTTCTGGGGCTATAAACAGATTGCGGATAGCCTTACCGTTGGCTGTGTGTGGGGCTGGTACGTTCTGAAGGTTTGGGTTACGAGATGAGAATCGACCTGTCTCTGTTCCGTACTGTACAAAGTCAGTGTGTACCTTGCCATCAAGTAACAGGCTCTTCTTGGCTACCACTTTGGATTTACCGCCAGTTGTACGAGTAATGTCGCCACCTAGATACGGAATAACATATGTAGTCAAGAGCTTGTTCAAGTCTGAGTATTGGATTAGACCGTCAATGACAGCGTCCTTGCCCTCAAACGCACGTAGAGCAGGCTCGGCTACAGAGTAGTCATGGCAAGTAGTTGGTTCTCCAGAGTCTGCTTTCTTCTTACCGTTAGGAGTTAGTACCTTTGGACGAATACCTCGGCCACCCTCTTTTTTAGAGGTGTACAAAACCTTTTGCTTTTCCTGAACACTGTTGATGTTAAAGACATACTTAGCGGTCGTGTAAATCTGTGTACGGCATTGCTCTAACTGAGCTTCAAGATCTACCTTGAGTTGGCTCAAAGACGGTACGTCAATGTTAGCGCCCGTAAGTTCCATGTTACAGATGACCTCTAGAACATCCATCTCTAGCTTAAAGACTTTGTCTAGGCTATTTTCAGATAGCTGTGCTTGTAGCTTCTTCCACAGTTCCCAGGTCCAGTAAGCATCTAGGGCAGCGTAAGTTGCTACCTCATCAAAGCTATGCGCTTCGATTTCTTTACCAACGCCCTTGACCATGTCGTAATCAAACTCACGCTTCAAGCAGTCGTCTAGACCAAGGGAGATACGGTTACGGTTATCTAAGATAAAAGTTGCATTCAGTGTGCAAGCAAACGGGGCAGCTGGTAAGCCACCCAAGTACTTGGCGACACTTTGTAGATCAAACTTTACGTTGTGCCCTACTTTGAGAATGTTCTCATTCATAAAGATAGGCTTCAGTGCTTTGAACACTTCTCCTGGGAATAGTTGCTCAGGTGCTTGATCAAAAACTTTTGTAGCCTTGCGCTCATCTTTGCTGTAGTCCTGTGGACGTAAAGACAGACCCTTGGCCTGTCGAAGATTTGCCGATGGGAGCAGTGGGTAATCTGTGCGTATGTAGTTGCCATTGGGATGCCCCATAGGGATTACATCACATCTACCATCAACTGCTAGGGAAATCCATACGACTCTATTCTGACGAGGATCTCCACGATGGTCGCCCATAGTTTCTACGTCAAATACAAACGAGTCAACTTTAGAATATGCCTCTACAACTTTAGCAAGTTGTTCCGAGGTCAAAACGATATTTGGTTCCATTTTCTCTCCTAATGGGTGTAGGGAGCCAGACATGAGAGGAGGGTATGTCTGGCTCCCTACGTGGGATATTAGTCTTCTGGGAGTTCGCGTGCAATCTCTGAAAGCTCAGCCTTGGTTGAGATTCGAATTGAATCTGGACCAAGTGGCTTTAGAGTGCTGAGAGTAGCGTTAACATCAGCCAGTTCTAAATCCCAATCATCAGACAGATCGCGATCCTTAACCATCATGATGGAGTAAGTAGTCTTAGTGCCAACACCAGACTTGCTTACAGCCCAGAACATGCGGTCAATAGGACCTGTCTTAGGATCGTTGTTTAGCTTTTCGATCTGACCACACAGGCGAAGACCTACAACCATAACCTGTAC